GGAACCCCAGGCATCGCCCATGTTTCCAATCGAGTCCAGTTAAGCGTCTTCTGTTTCGCTCGATTCGTTAAAGCTGCTCGGAACGCTTTCCAAAATCCGGCCTCTCGCTTTTGTGCGGTTCGAGGTATTGTTCTGTCCCGGGGCATCGCCTCCGTCAAACGTGATCGGCGCATATTGCTCCTTAATATCTTTCAGTGCTCTTTCGACTTCTTCTTTGCTCATGCTGTCAATCGAGCCATGTCTAACTTCAGACTTGTTAACGTAAATATTACCTTCCGCCTGACCTCGACGGTACTCAGCTTGGACGGCGGCACTCCAAGCTCCTGCATCGATAGCACCGTCACGAATCCGTTGCATATCTCTCAGGTGCCGTTTGTAGTCAACACCATACTTTGCGTCCAGTTCATTACGGTATTCTCTAATTTGTCTGCAAATATTTGGATAGATGTTTGGGTTGGTCATTTCATATGCTCGAGTGTGCGCTGATCGAGGAGCAAACCCGGCATTGATAGCCGCGTCTCTCATAGTGATTTGACCATCCTTCGAAACAAGCTCTTTTACAAACAGCTCCTGCTTCCGGGTCAAAGGTGTTTCTGAATTAAGTTTAGGGCGTCCTCGAGTTTCTTTCTTCGTAATTGACTTTGGCATAAGACAGTTAATCGTCGATAGTTTGGTGAAAAATAACGTTCTTACTTATATATGTCCAGAAATATTTTTTTATAAAAAAATTCTCAGACCCCCTTAACGCACTTTTGGATTTTTGGTTACATAAACTTTGGTTACGTTACATTTATTTTGTTAAGTTTATGTTTCTCTATAACCCTTATATATAAAGGCTTTCTTTCCAAAAGTTACACGGTTACGCCGGTTACGGCCATTTTACCAAAAAATATTTTTTTATTTTTCAGATCCTATATACATAGACGTTCTTTTGTACCAAGCCCCAGGATCCGTGATCCGCGCCTCCTGCTCCGGTGTAATCGGCTTCCAGAACGCCTTCATCAGCTCCTGCGCCTCGATCGCAAACGCATATTGCCGACTCTCCACGTCTTTCGCTTTTTTGTTGTGACAAGGCTTACAGTGGCTCGAGGACCAATGCCCGAACACAGTTTGATCAACAGTCCCGCACACTACGCATTCTTTCATGTTTCTACCTCCTAATTAAAAAGGGGGCTCAAGGCCCCCAGGTTAGTTTTACTTCGTTTCCTCAACCACTTCCCGCCAATCAATCCCGGCAAGTCTTCGATTGAGTTCAACGGCGGGTTGAGCGTTTGATTTTTTCAACGTCTTCCCATCCCAGTCATAATTAACGTAATCAAATCCTTCTTGTGCTTTTTTCAAAGATTTGAATACACGTAGTACAAAAGAATTGTCTGCATCAAAACGTTGCAATTTCTTTTCATACTCTTTCAAAGATTTTACTTTGGTATAGAGTTGAGGACCACTGGCCTCTTTTCCAATCCATAAAGCCATTTGACTTATCTCCTTTGTGTGTTGTTAAAGAACGTAAGACATGGGGCTCCCATGCTTAACTCTTATAATATCGCACAAGTGTTAAGATAGTGTAAAGAAATAATGGAGATTCAATGGAGATTTGGGTGTTCCACGTGAAACGCGGGCCTCGCACCCACTCGATGTCAGTTTTAGTTTTTTCTGAAGCGCCTTAAAACACATTGGAAAACGTTCGCTCATAAATTAGTCGCGAGCCGGGATCCGTGCATCATGAATCGTGGTTGGCGGCACGCACGTCGCCCTTTAAGAGGACACTCGCGAATGCCCCCGGAGATTTGCCGCATTATCAATCTACCACATTTTCTTCGTCGGACGACACAATATATTCGTCAAACAAAGTGTACCCATAATTTTTCCAGTATTTAATTTCGTTTTGCCGTTCTGAAATTATTTTGTCTTCTGCATGAAGTTTCTCGAGCAATTCCCACATTTTACGTTGATCTTTTTTCAAAGAAACTTGTTCTTCTGATAGGTAGAACAAACCTAAATGATCGTAGCGTTCAGCTTTACCATCTAAAAAGGAGTTAGCAATTATTTTTGCATAGTCATAAAGCTGTTGGATCTCCCACCCTATAGTGGATACCTCAGATAGCATATTAATCTTTTCTCTTAGGGTGTCTGAAAACAAATAGCCCATACCCATAGACTTTTCTCTCTCATCCATTTTTTCCTCGTAATCTCTCATTGATCACCCCCGGAAGCATCTTTCTTTTTCAAGGCAAGACTAAAATGGAATTCACTAAAATCGTCCAAATGAACAGTTCGCCACCCTGTTTTTTTCTGATCTATAATACTCCTTCCCTCTTTGTCCTTCCTAAATTTACCGCTTTTAGTGCGCTCATAAACCACCTCTCGGTATTTAATACAGGGGTAATCTTGAAACTCTTCTTCAGAAAGTTCCAGACCATGTGCTTTGAAATGGGCTTGAAGAGCGTCCATCAAGGTGTAAACAGAAATTACATTATCTATATACAAACTCATAATTGTTTTCTCCAGTTGTGTGTGTAAAACCGAAGCATATGCGATAATCTAAGACAATGTCAACGCTTTTTTTCAAACGCTAAACATTCAGCTATGAATTCATCGTCGGTGAGGTGTTGTAAGACGCGGTCCCGCGCCTCGAGACAAGCGTCCATGTGCGTATAGGATGCCCATAGAAATATGTGCGAGATTCCAAATATGTAGAGGTGAAACACTAAAACTGTTTGCGTTTGCCGCCGTCGTAGTAGTGCGCGTGCCCTTCATCAACCATTTGCTGATTGATCGAATTGCCGTTTGCATCGAGGAAGACACCCAACCAACGGCCAAATTTGCCCTGCTCATTGGTACATACCAAAACTGGCCCAGACATCAGCTCCGTGAGCCGCGATTTTGCTGCCAATCCCAACTCTTTTTCCTCCAGGTTGCGTGTTCTACTCTCCCACGCATTGATACCCGACATTCGAACTCGGATATTATAGTAAATCGAGAAGGGCTCGAGCTGTAATGAAACGTCCGCGGTGTCGCCATCAACGACTTTCAGGACCCGATCGACCGGGAAACAAGGTTTTTCTACCGCTAACGTGCACGCAGGGAACAAAAACAAAAAAAGCAGGGCGTATTTCATGGACAGCCTCCATTGATCAGGTAAGGTTTGAATTTTTTCCTAAAACGCAATAATCGAACACGCCACAATCGCTCGCGTTGTTCGTTAGTCAGGGGGATTGTGCTTACAAAAGGTAGCGAAGTTCTCATAAGTTACCCCCCAAAGGCCACCGTTGACGAAAGGGGGGTACACACACAAACACATATAAGGTGATTCATTCTAACCTACTCTTTCTTGCGATTGCAATTGCGTCTTAAGTTGTTCTTTTCTGTGAGTTTGCCACTCTTTGAAGATCAATCTGAGCTGACCGGACAAGGTTCGGCCCTCATTTTTCGCAGTTGTCTTCAATATTTCGTATTCATCGCGTGGCACGTTCACTGATTTCCACTTGGTTGTATCCATATCCGCACCTCCTTGAACAGGAGTATACGCGAGAATGTAAGAACTTGCAAGAAAACCCCCTCAAAAGAGGGGGAAACTTCACCGATGTCGGCGATTCGGGGGAGAATCGAGGCCGACAACAGCAGTATAGCTTAAACTACCGCTCGGCCAAAGCCTCTTTTCATTGCGCTTCGCCCCAACTGGGACCGATTTCAATGTCGCATTTGTTTGGAACCTCTAAGGGTACTGCATCCGTCATAATTTGAGAAATTATTTTTGCCTCCTCTTCATCTTTTACCGACATTGCCACTTCGTCATGGATTTGAATCAAAGGCAATCTGCCTGACTCGTAGATATCCACCATCGCTTTCTTGGTCATGTCTGCGGCGGATGCCTGGATCAATCTATTCAAGGCTTTATAGGTGTAAGCACGCTTCAATCTCGTGGTCGCGCCGTACTCGTTGACCGCTTCTTGATAAGGCAGCGCTTTGTTCATGCCGAAGGTATCGGGCTCCCACATATCGAAACGGCACTTACGTCCCAGTATAGACCGCACAGAGCCCCCAGAAGAACGATCGTTCAAACGGTTGGTAACCCCTTGCATCAATCCTTTAACAAACGGTACGCGCTCATGGTACTGCTTCACCATCGCTTTCGCGTCATCCACCGGGATATCGAGTTGCTCACTTAGTTTATTGACCCCCATCCCGTACATCAGCGCCAGATTGACCACCTTCGCCGTCTTCCTGGGTATGCCCGCCATCTCTGCTACCATTGTATGAAAGTCCATATCAGGATTGTTCTGATAAGCTTCGACAAAATCAGCGGCTTTTTCCAACTCTATCCCTCGAGTTTTCCCATAAGTGTGAGCATAATGCACCAAGATCCGTGGTTCTTGCTGCGAGAAATCAATCGCCGCCCACTGTTCACCCTCCTCCGGGAGGAATAAACTACGGATCATAGGCCCGAGTTCCGGGTCCCGAGCAGGAATTTGCTGGAGGTTAGGATTGTTCATTGATATACGCCCGCTCACAGTGCCACCGTCATCGGACCGTATCTGGTTGATATGACTATGAATGCGACCATCTCGATCAGTGTGCTTCATGATTGTGTTGATGAAGGTGCCGGAACACTTATTGAGGTTCCTAGCCTCGACAATCAGCTTTGGGAGAGGAGCTTCATGGTCTTGGAGGAAGAGCTTAGTGAAGCTCGGTGCGCCCTTTTCGGTGCGTGGGTAGTCGATGCCGACCTTGTCGAAAGCCTTGGCGAGACTTTGAGCCGCCCAGATTTCTACCTCAGTGCCCGTGATGCGCTTGATGTTTTTCAACACCTGCACTTCCCGTTTGAGAAGTGCATCCCGCGTTCTCTCAACCCGCTCCTGATCGATCCGGACTCCCCTCGCCGTCATCTCAACGAGACATGGGAGCAATTTCAATTCCAACTCCGCGATTGTGCTCAGGTCTTCTTTTGCAAGCTGAACACTGAAAACGTTCCAGAGTTCAAGCGTGAGTTCGGCGTCAACTTCGGCGTATGGGCCGACGAAAGCGGCGGGCATCTTCCACATCTCAGCCTTTGGGTCGACACCAAATTCTCTCGCCGCCTCCACTAACTGCTTTTCAGACTTCGTTTTGTTCAAAACGTCATAAGCTAATGCGTTTAGGGAATAAGAGAATCGGTTCTCATCCAACAACGAGGCAACCAACATGGTATCAATGATCTTGCCGTTTACCTGAAACCCCATCTGCTTGATCCAGCCAAGGTCGTACTGAGCGTTATGCATGATTTTATCGGCAGGGCACTCGAACACTTTCTTAAGCCATCGATTGACAATCTTTTCGTCAAGATTGCCCCCGCCAAGGTGCCGGACTGGAATATACCCGGACCAGTCGTCCACGGCTATTGCGTAGCCGACGACTTCACCGTCGCCAGTCGGCCATCCGGGTCCGTTAACTTTTAGGTTAGGAT